GCACATGCTTATGTTTTATAAGTATGGTGGTAAACAATTATATTATTTCAATACCAACGATGGTGCTGGAGAAATCGATTTGACTTCTCCATTAAAGTTTGGTGAAGTTGATGATGAAAATTGCGTAGCATGCACAATTTAATGAACTATATCAAGTGGTCTTACTTTAATATTCAGATCTACTTGAATCCCTTTGTTTGGTTTAGAAGTCCATTTGTATGGATGTACTCAACTGAAAGTGATAGCGACCCTGGATGTTTGTTCTGGCTAGATGTTAAAATACTATTTTTGAAGATCTCTGTAATGATAGACGACGGAAGATGGTAAAAACATAAGGAGATAAAGATGGAAAAGATTAATCTCACTAACGAAGAGATCTTTCACAAGATCGAAAAAACTTTAGAACTCGCTATTGTTCACAAGAAAACTGAGGATAATCTTGTACCATGTTTGTTTGAATTTGAAACTAAAAAGCTATACGAAATGCCTGAGGGATATATGGATTATGATGCTAAGAAGTACTGGAGAAAAGCAGCGTGACAATTGAAAATATTAAAGGTCAACTTGACATATACAGAGAAGGTTTCATGGACGGTTGGAACCTTGCTATGAAAGAAGCTAAAGAAAAAGCACAAAATCAATATCCACCAAATAAATATCCACCAGTTGTACCAACTCAACCATGGACATCATGTTCTACGTGTGGTAAATCAGGCATTAGTCATGAAGTATGTTACAACCCTTCATGCCCATCAAATGTTTCTGTTAGAGGAATATCAGGAACGTATGGCGGATATAATATGAGTACAGGCGCTATTGGTGCAGTTGGTAGCATTAGTAGAAACAGTTACGCGCCATTAGGGGCTAATGGTCCAGCTGATCCAGCTCAGTCGTGGGAAAAAAGGTAATGTCAGTATTCGATGCTACCAATCACAAAGATCCAACTAAAGTCAAGGCGTTCTTTGATGATCCCGTAACTATCGCTCGCTATGATAAGCAGAAGTATCCTTTTCTTGAAAAACTAACTCAGTCACAGCTTGGTTTCTTTTGGCGTCCAGAAGAAATTGACGTTTATCGCGATGCTAAAGACTTCAAAGGGCTAACTGTACATGAGCAGCACATCTTCACTAGCAACCTCAAGCGACAGATCCTTCTTGACTCAGTACAGGGGAGGGCTCCAACAGCCGCCTTTGGTCCTATCTGCTCACTTCCTGAACTCGAGAACTGGATCCTTACATGGGCATTCAGTGAATCTATTCACTCACGCAGTTACACTCACATCATTCGGAACGTATACTCTGACCCCTCGATCATCTTTGATGGGATGATGGATATGAAAGAAATCGTAGACTGCGCTGGCGATATCAGCAAGTACTACGATGATCTTATTGATATGAATAATCGTTTGGCTCTTAACATTATCGATAAAGATATTTACCGCCATAAGAAATCTCTTTGGCTCGCTCTTATGTCAGTCAATATCCTCGAGGGTGTTCGTTTCTATGTCAGCTTTGCTTGCTCGTGGGCATTTGCTGAATTGAAAAAGATGGAAGGCAATGCTAAGATCATCAAGTTGATTGCACGCGATGAGAACCTTCATCTTGCTGGTACTCAACAGCTGTTAAAAACATTACCACAAGATGACCCTGACTTTATCAAAATTCGCGAAGAGACAAGAGACGAATGTGTAAAGATGTTCGTTGATGCAGTTAATCAAGAGAAAGCATGGGCTAAGTATTTGTTCCAAGATGGATCAATGATTGGTCTAAATGAAGTTCTTTTGAATGACTATATAGACTGGATTGCTAATAAAAGAATGACTGCTGTTGGATTACCTGCACCTTATAAGGGTGGATCCAACCCACTTCCTTGGACACAAAAATGGATAAGCGGTGCTGATGTTCAAGTAGCACCACAAGAAACTGAGATCACTAGCTATATTGGCGGTGGCGTAAAAAAGGACGTAAATAATGAAACATTTAAAGGGTTTTCTCTTTAGTTTATTGATTGCTACATCAGCATACGCTGCTGATCAGCAACCACCAAAACCAGTTGACACATGTAAAGTGCAAGTACCATATGGATTACCTTCTACTGTTGCAAATCACCCTGTTATCTGTCGTACTGCTTACATTCTTGAGCATGATGCTGTTGCAAAAATCCCAAATTGGGTCGCTTGGACTCTTACTCCTGATCACGCAATTGGTTGCGTCGCTCGCACTAATTCTTTCGCTGCAGACCAATCTCTTCCAGTAACGCAGCGTTCTGATCCTAAAGATTATGCGGCTTCTGGCTATGACCAAGGCCACCTAGCTAATGACGCTGATATGTCTTGGGATCCGCAGGTTGAACATGAGTCATTCCTTATGTCTAACATGAGCCCACAGCTTCCTGCTGTTAATCGTGGCACTTGGAAGAATTTAGAATCAGCTGCACGTGCATGGGTGTATTCAACTAAGCATCCATTTACTGAATATGCAGGTAATATCTATACATCAGCCTCTAAAACTATTGGTGCTGATAAGGTAGTTATTCCAGACGCTCTATTTAAAATTGTGATTGATGATACTTCTAAAAAGTCATATGCTTTCTTAATGAGTAATACATCGGGACTTGATTCAGATTTTACAAAGTATCAAGTAACGGTCGCTGATGTTGAAAAAGTAACAGGTTCAACTTTTCCTGTTCCTGATTCAAAAACAGTTAAGAACCCACTTCTTCCAGTTGATTTAAAAACACTGGCGGACGATAAGAAAAAACAGTGTAAGGAATAAAAATGGCTGACAACATAATCACTTGTTCGGAATGCGAAGCTGAATTTGAAATCATTCATGATACAGTGAATGACCCTGAGTATTGCCCATTCTGCGCTTCAAAACTTACTAAGACAGAGAAGTTTGAAGACGAAGATGAATGGGATGATCAAGATAGGGATCATTTCTAAAACTAAATATGGGGGAATAGGAGTTCCCCCATATGTCTGATTATGAAAATCCATGGCTTTACTATGGTATACCGATACAAGAAGAAATAATAGAAGATTATGTAGGTTTTATCTACATGATAACCAATCTTACAAATCAACGTATGTATATTGGTAAAAAACTTTTCAAATTCTCTAGGACCAAACAGGTCAAGGGTAAACGAAAAAAAGTTAAAATAGCCTCAGATTGGAAAACATATTACGGTTCTAATAAAGAACTACAAGAAGATGTTGAAAAAACAGGCGCTGATAAATTTCAAAGAGTTATATTAAGACTTTGTAAGACAAAGGGCGAATGTAATTACTGGGAAGCTAAACAGCAATTTGAACATAAAGTTTTAGAAAGTGATTTATATTATAATTCATGGATCTCTGTAAAAATTCATAAGGCGCATGTGAAAATTTAATTTGACTTTTTTATTAAAATAAGGTATAATTGAATTCTCGCCCACGTGGAGAAATGGTAAACTCAGGAGACTTAAAATCTCCCGCTTCGGCTTGTCAGTTCGAGTCTGACCGTGGGCACCAAAACAAATAGGTGAAATATGAAGAAAATTGATCTAACAGAAGTTGCGACATTCATCAATGCTCAATCACCAGCAACAAAAATCTATATCGGTGGTGATTCAGAACGTTTCCTGATTAATAATGTATGGTATGCAGATTATACATTAGCCATTGTTGTACATTATGAGGGTAATCGTGGTTGTAAGATTTTTGGTGAAGTTGTTCGTGAACGTGATTATGATCAACAAAAAGATAAACCTCGTATGCGGTTGATGAATGAAGTGATGAAAATTGCTGAGTTATATTTGAAATTGGCAGAAGTGTTGGAGGATAGGCATGTTGAAGTGCATTTGGATATTAATCCTGATGAACATCATGGTTCTTCTTGTGTTATCAACGAAGCAACTGGTTACATTAGGGGTATGTGTAATGTTATTCCTCTTGTTAAACCCAATGCTTTTGCTGCATCTTATGCTGCAGACCGTCTAAAAGAGATCCTGGCAGCATAATCATATAAATAATGAAAGGAATATATAATGGCTCATCCACACAAAAATAGGCCACGCAAAGGTCGTCGTAAGATTGGTTCGGCAAAGCGTAAGGCGCGGAGGCTTAACAGGAAATAAATGCACAGAAACATTCTGGTTTCAGTGTTATCTTTGATAGCACTTATAACTAGCTGTACTGAACTATATGCAGATGAATACTATAAAGTAATAAAGAAATATACAGGAACTGCTACTTGGTACCAAAAAGGTAAAAAAACTGCGAACGGTGATATATTTTATCCGGATGGATAT